TTAAGACGATTAGCAATCTCAAGAAGAACGACAAAGCTACAAGTGACAAACGTCATTGTAACACAATCGACGATAATGCCAAAAGATTCCATATTATTTACCTAGTGCAGCGATTCCTAGAGCAAGTGCAGCCGTCTCTCTAACTTCTTGGTTGTTAGATGCAAGGTGCGGACGGAAGACATCAAGAAGTTTGAAGTCTGGGTGGTTCATACCTACCTTTGCCATAGAGATCATACAAGCAGTAATAATATCTACGTTGTTAGTTGAATCCATTGCACGCTTAAGGGTTGCGAGGACATTTAGCTTATCTTTTTCAGTTACTGCGAGATAATTTTTTGCGCGTCGTCTTGTGTTTCCTAAGTAGAAAGAATCATCACCTGTCTGGGGAGGGCCTTCTAGGATAGCTTCTCTGAGCCTTAGAAAAGGATCTTTATTGAACTCCCACCAGAACTGCCAACCAGTGAGGTCTACCGTCGGCCTGTATCCCCTACCACCCGTCGTAGGTCCAGGCCCACCCGTAGGACCGCCCGCAGGGGTTCTAGGACCGCCTGTAACGGGGCCTTGTGGGCCTGTGGGTGCTGGGGCACTAGGACCACTCGGACGGCCTGTAGATGGTCCTGATGGCCTTCCAGTACCTCTTCCCCCACCTCCACCTGGAGGAACAACGTCTCCAGGTCCATGGTACTGACCACCATGTGCGTATAGCGTAACACTGAGTAACGCAATCGTAACAAGTTGTGTAAACTTAATCATAATATTATCCTTATGACCTAGATATACAAGAGGTGTGCCATGTTATTGAAAATGAAATTCGGGATTAGACCAGTCACAAACTGCGCGTCAGGTTGTTGACTTCCTTCACTTCCCATACATCAAAGGATACATTTTAAGGTAGATGATCCAAGTAGTTGCTGCCCCGAGACATCCATCAAATAAAAGTCTCATAGGGTAGAGTGCATCTACCTTGGAGAAGGGGTCCCAGAATAAACCACCCCAAAACATACCTACCCAGAAGCCCATACACAACATGCAGTTGATGAGCTTGTGCAAGGGTGCAATTTTCTCCACAGATTTTCTAACTGGCTGGAAGAGAACTGAACTAACGATTATGGTTGTCATACCATAAACTGCTAGAATCCAAAGAAAAACACTTACTAAATATTCCATTAAGGTAGTCCGTTTGTTTTGTCCACCATCAACTTTGAATAAGGTAATGTTGATGCGTGATGACTCATGAATTTCTGACGAGCACTATACCAACCTTCCCGCATTTGCCCAGCAGATTCATGCATTGCAATAATAGGCACAGTGTAGTTAGAATAACCATCTAAGTATGCCTTGTAGGTCAAATGGATGTCATAGAAATCCCAACCTGTCTTTAAGTAGTCTGGTTCGTCCAGACCTACCTTCTTAATTGTACCATAGGTTGCCGCTAGAAAGCAACCATCTAGAACAATAACTTGTCCAGACTTACCAAAGTAGTTAGGAGTCATGGTCTCTTTATTAGCACCCTGGAATACAAAACCTCTTGCTTCCCCTGTTTTTCTAGAGTTCCACCACGCTCCATCAACGGGTAGGTGGCAACCTCCCGCCAACCCAAGAAACCCAACTCCTGGCTTTTTGGCAAGACTAAGGTAATGTTTAAGGTCTTCTGGTTTAGACAATATTTCTAAGTCATCATGACATAAAACTATAATATCACCATCTTCAAGAGGCATTTGCTTAAAGAAGTCTATATTATCTTTATGACCTTGATAAATAGATGTAGCGTCATAAACAACATTTATTCTTGTGAACTCATTAGAGTTACAATAACCAACAAGGTTATCTAAAGATTTAGGTTGTTTATCCTTTCTACTACAAACAGAAAAATATATCATGAATAATAATAGTGAAAATCTTGAGGATATTGCAGAAGAATTCAAGAAATGCTCTCGTAGTTGCGAATATTTTACAAATCGATACATCAAGGTTGTACACCCAATGCGAGGGATGGTTGATTTCAAACTCTACCCGTTCCAGACCCGTATTCTAGATGAGTTTCAAGACTATAGACTTACAATCTTGCGTAAGTTTAGACAGGCAGGCTGCACCACCCTAATGGCTGCATATGCTCTTCACTTTTGCATATTTGGTACAAATAAAAGGGTCGCAATCTTATCCAAGGGTGATGCTGAGGCAAAAGAGGTTATCTCCAGAATTAAAATTATGTATGAGGAGCTTCCTTTCTGGATGAAGCCCAAGACTACTAGAGACAACGATCACACACTTTCTTTTGAGAATGGATCGTCTATTCAATCGAAGGCATCAGGAAAGCAGTCAGGACGCTCCATCTCGGCTTCTTTGCTTATCTTAGATGAGGCTGCATTCATTGAGCACATTGATACTATTTGGGCTGCTGTAGGTCCTACAACGTCTACAGGTGGCCGTGTAGTATGTCTCTCTACGGTCAATGGTATTGGCAACTGGTTCCACAAAATGTATACTCAAGCCATGGAAGGTGACAATGGATTTCACCCAATTGATATCAAGTGGGATGAGCACCCAGAGTATAAAAGACATGTGGGCTTTGAATGGCTGTATGAACAAATGGAATCTTGCAACCCGCCAATTATTGTTGATAAATGGGAGGAGCAAACTAGACGCAAGCACAGTTACAAAGAATGGTTGCAGGAATATGAGGCAAGTTTCCTAGGGACTGGCGAGACTTATATTGAAGGTGAAATCTTACGCAACCTTAAAGAGAATTGCAGTCAGGACTACTGGATAAAGTATAACAATAAAATGAGAATATGGGAAGATCCTCAGCCTAACCATGAATATGTCTTAGCTGCTGACCCATCAATTGGTCGTGAGAGGGATTACTCAGCCTTCCATATCATTGACATCTATAATGGTAAACAGGTGGCAGAGTTTTACTCGAATAGAACACCAATTAATGAATTTGCAAGAATTATAGCAGATGAGGCAAGCTACTACAATACGGCATTCGTGTGCCCAGAGAGGAATGGTATTGGTAACAACCTCATATATTTCCTGCAAGAGGAGCTAGAATACGAAAATCTAGTGATGGATGATGGTCGAGAGATTGGGATACAGATCACTCAAAAGAACAAAGAGATCCTCTTAGCTGACTTGGAGCACAATATTAGGTCAGGAAGGGTGCTAATTAACTCCGAGCGATTGATAAATGAACTGTTAACTTTCATTATTGACTCTGAAACTGGCAAAGTTAAGCCAGATACTAACTGCCACGATGATTTAATTATGTCCTTTGCCACTGCAATTAAGGTTTTTAACAACTTAAGAGGGAATGCCTTCATTGAGAAGTCAGAAGATAAATCTTATATCCCCCAAGATGTGCAGAACGCTTATACATATAAGGTGAAGACATCTACGGATAACCTTACACAAGAGAATATTAAATGGCTGATCGGCAAGTAAGAGAAGGCGCAGAGGGATTTACCCAGTTTTCGGATCCTCAGCAACCATATAACAAGCCTTATGGCTTAATTGGCAGGTTTTTTAAGAAATTCTTCGCCAGAGAGGTTGAGGACTTTCGAGACGACCAGTATGTCGATCCCGTCACAAACAGAAAAGTAGCTGCTCCAAAGCCCTTACAGGGTGATGCTCTTCAGCAAAAAGAAGTAATTAAGGTTGCCTCTGAATTCAATCACGAGAAAACCTTTTATCCGATCCTACCACAAATAGAGCATGATCGGAAGAAAAGATACAAAGAATATGAGGACATGGATGGGTATCCAGAGATCTCCTCAGCTTTCGACATCTACAGTGATGACTGTACACAGGAGAACATAGACGGTACGCCTTGGAAGATTGTGACTGATGATGAGATGGTCAAGACTGAGATCTCCAAGATGTTCGAGCAGACTAACATGGTTCGTTACCTGTGGGATATCTCACGAAACGTGGTTAAGTATGGTGATATGTTTATTGAGACAATCATTGATCTCAATAACGCGAAGCGTGGTATTCAAAGAATTAAGATTCTTAACCCTGCCTTTATCTTTAGAGTTGAAGATGAGTTTGGTTATCTGAAGCATTTCATCCAAGAGGTTCCGAAGAAAAATGATTACTCAACCTATGGGTCCATTGGTCCTAAGCTTGACGATACTCATATGATTAATCTTGACCCAGGTCAGCTTATTCACTTCAGACTTCATACCTCGGATCCAACTCACTACCCTTATGGTAAGTCGATTGCTGCCGCTGCTAGGGTTACCTACAAGAGTCTTAAGATGATGGAAGATGCAATGCTTATCTATCGTCTGGTCCGTGCTCCTGAGCGTCGTATTTTCTACATTGATACTGGCTCGCTACCTGCTTCTAAGTCCGAGATGCACATCAAGAAGCAAATGGACAAGTTTAAAAAGCGCAAGAGTTACAACGCTCAAACAGGTAATATTGAAGAAAACTTTAATGCTCTTGCCGCTGATGAGGACTTCTACATCGCTGTTAATGGTAAGGGTTCAGGGACAAAGATTGACACGCTGAAGGGTGCTGAGAATTTAGGCGAGGTTGATGATGTGAAATACTTCAGAGACAAACTGCTTGCTGCACTTAAGATTCCGAAGGACTACATTGTTGAGAAAGACAATGCTCCTGAGCGAAAGGCTAATCTCTCGCAGTTAGATGTAAAGTTCTCCAGAGTCATCACCAGAATCCAGAAGTCCATTGAGATTGGCCTTGAGACCTTAGCCAAGAGGCACCTAATGCTGAGAGGCTTTCCGAGCGTTCTGATTAACGAGGTTAAGATCAAGCTTCCTGCCCCCTCAGACATGGCAATTAAGAGACAGCTTGAGACCGACGAACAGAAGACCAGAATCGTCCAAGCTATTAAGGCTTTAGGTATCTTCCCAATGAAGAAGATTTACAAAGACTACTATCAACTTGCGGACAACGAGATCGAAGAGATTGAAAATGGCCTACAGGAGGACATGAACAGTCCTGTCTTTGGGCAAGCAATGATGGCAGCACAAGGTGCTGGTGGTGTACCTCCTGAGGAGGGCGCAGAACCCGATCAAGCCCCAGTTGCGGAATCTGAGGACTTAGATTTTGATTCCATGAAGTCACTGGCTCTTGAGGCAGGTTGTGACGATGAATTGTTAGTTCTTTTGGAATCCTTCGAGGCTAAGAAGCATTTTAACAAACAAGACGACGAACAGCAGTCTAAATAATTTGGATGAAGCTTATATATCATGTTAACGAACCTTATTGAAAATCGTGGCAAAGAGTTCAGTAACCTAATTAAAATTGGTGATTACTTAGCTAGAACTTTAAGAGAAAACGTCGAGATGTTCGGCGTTGAGGATGGTGTAGTTACTTACTTGACGGAAAGTGGTGATGTGATTAGTGGTAAATACTCCTTTACTCCGACTCTCAAGCTTTCCAAAATTCAAGTTGAGGATGCTAGTGTCTTAGAGGATAAAAAGATATATGAATCCTCAGTCACTGATAAAGTATCGAACTTGCTCTCTAATCTTTTAGAGGATGACTACTCGAACGCTGAGGGTTCCTTTGATAAGATTCTTTCGCTGTTTGAAGCGAAGATGTCTTACGGTAGAATTAAGAATAGGCTTCAAGAGAAAGTTGACAGATTTGGTGAGCAGACCTCAATTGTGTCTTCAAAGGAGTTCAGTAGACTCTCCGAGATGAAGGGCCAACTTGTCGAGTTCCTGAGTGAAAATAAGGATATCTTTAAAAAGCCTTCGCTGAATAATGGCATGAAGCTGACTGCTCTGGTTGCTACTTCCTTTGATCTTCCTAGAATGGGTGTAGATCAGCTTAAGGAGAGCAAGACTTTTGAGGTCTCGACTAAAAACAAGGTTGACCTGTACGAGTACCTTTGCAGAAAGGAATTAGTGCAAAAGGAAATGCTAGAAGCGAAACAGTCTTTTGAAAACATCTGGGTTGATAATGCTCAAGTTCAGGAACTGGCTTCGATGATCTTTGAGAGTGATGAAGAGAGCGTACGTCATCAGGTTGCTCAAACAATAACTGAAGTTCCTTACTTTGCTCTTGCTACTAAGAAGCAGATTTCAGAGATCTTAAAGAACTCGTTATCGATGAACGAGACATCAATCAAGGCTCGTGACTTAAACAGCTTCGCCAGCGATGTGTACCGCATGAAGAAGCCGGTCAAGTCGTTTGTCGTTAACACACTGAATGAAAAATATGGCATCGACATCAAAAAGCTCACGGATGTTCCGACCTTTAGAAGTTTGGCTCTGACAGAATCTGATATTCTTAAAAACTTAGCTTCTGAAATTCCTGAGGACTCGTTGCTTGGCAAGACCCTACTTGAGTTTGCTAACATCCTCCCAGGTAAAGACGGCGCAGAGACGATTGATCTTGCAGACTTCTTAAACGAAGTTTTTGCAGAGGCTGAGTGCGTTGACAGCTTGAATGAGGGCAGCTTAATGGACTACATGGACTTTTCGAGAGTCGCTGAAGATCTCGGTAAGATTGGTCAAGTGTTAAAGATGTTGTCCCCCAAGCTCGCTGATCTGGCTGACAAGAACGTTGATGATCAGACTGAAGACATGGAAAAAGAGCCAGACTTAGGCTCTGAAGATCCGATGGATAGCGAGTCTGAGGCTAAACCTGCGATGGATGCTAAGACTGCCGCCGCAGAGGTTAAAGCAGAAGAGGCCCCTCAGGAAGCCCCTGCTGAAGAGGGTGATGAAGAGGAAGATGATGAGCCTGAAGGTGATATCAAGGATGGTGCCTCTGAGCCAAAGAAAGAAGATGAAGTTTTAGATGCTCTTAATCAGCTTGAAGATCTCTTGTCGGGAATCCTGAAAGATGATGATAAAGACGAAGACGAAAGTGAAGTGGATTCTGAGCAGTATAAAAGTTAAAGGAGTTGATTAATGGCTGACATAAAACCATTAACAATCGGCTACGATTCAAATAACAATGCAAGTAAGTTAGTTGAAGTAAACTTTAGCTCAATTAATCTAGATGACTTTGCGGGGACCCAGGCCACACAGGGTCAGGTCCTAGCGTTTTCAGGGGGTGTATTCGCTCCCTCTACGATTGTTGCGGGCGGTGGCACTTCCTTTACTTGTAATGATTTATCGGCTTGTGATCACGGTATTTTAGCTGGCCTTGGTGACGATGACCACACTCAATACGTGCTTTCGGACGGCACTCGTCCAATGTCCACACTGTTTGTGGATGGTGCTTTAAGAGCAAACACAGTATCCTCCCTCAGTATATCAGGAGTTGCTTTAAATGCGACAACTGCATCAGCTTTAACTTTACACGTAACTAATTTAGGTGCGTCCACTATTGTTTTAACAGCAGTAAACGCACCAACTGTAGCGGCCACAACCAGTGTTTCCTCTGCTAGTGTATCTGCGGTAAGCTTAAATGCAACAAATGCTTCTGCATTAAATCTTACAGCTACAAACCTAAGCGTACCTGGGAATATTGCCGTAACTGGGACAGTTGATGGTGTAGACATCGCATCCAGAGACAGTGTGTTGACAAGTACAACCACCACTGCAAACAATGCTCTGCCTAAAGCAGGCGGTGTTATGACGGGAACCTTAGATGGAACTACCCTCAACGCAACAACCAGTGTATCCTCCGCCAGCGTGTCTGCGGTAAGCTTAAATGCAACAAATGCTTCTGCGTTGAACTTAACAGCTACTAATGGCACTATGACAGGGTCTTTAGATGGGACCATCCTTAATGCAACCACTAGTGTCTCATCTGCCAGCGTATCTGCGGTAGCTCTAAACGCAACAAATGCCTCTGCCCTGAATTTAACGGCCACTAACTTCACTGGTACCAATTCACAGATACCTAGCCTTACTAGTACCGATATAACAGCAGCCACCTTAGTGGGTGCTGATGAAGGTCTTGCTATTACTGCAAATACTGTTGGTGCAACAACCAGTTTATCTTCTGCTAGTGTGACAGGGACGAACGGTACATTTACTAACCTAACAGGCACCAGTTTAACAAGCACTGATTCCACGATTACTAATGCCGCCATAACAAACTTGAATGTGTCAAGAGTTGGGCCGATGAACCCAACCACTTACATTCAAGAAGCTGACTGGCTAACCCCTGGAGCCGCTGCTAATGGGTTTGGTAGTTCTCAGGCTGGTACGGGTGCAGGGTTTGGGCAGTGTTTTGATAATGATGTCATGCACCCTGATAAAGGAACCTTTGGTGTTTACGAGATTAGATCGGGTACAGATACTTACGGCAGAGCATTCCTAACAACTTTCAATAACGCTATTGCTGTTAGCTCATGCAGTCTATCTTTTACAAGCAGAATCGCACCTAGTGGCCTTTGGGAAGACGGCGTCAATGACGGGAGAATGTGCTTTGGTATCAGAAATGGTACAAGCAATGCGGAAGCCACTTACGCCATGGAATTCCAATATGGACAAGGTGGAGGCCAGGGTGGTACTACTTGGTCTGCGGTGGTTACGGATAACAGTAACTCCACAGTTTCTGATTCAGGCATAGTGGTGTCAGCGCAAGGGTTTCAAGTACTTCAAGTGAGTTGCAATGAGAACTGGGATCGTGTAGACTTCTATATTGACGGTACTAGAACAGCAGACTTCCGCCTCAGAGACCACAACATCCCAGATAGTAGGTATAATCGACTAGGGGCTGGGTGGGCAATTAGAAACGCTAATTCCTGGAGTACAAGTAATCAAACTAATGGTAACGAGATATTCCTGGACTGGCACCAACTACGGATGACTCACAATAATACTACTAGAGGTAGAGACCTAGTTAAGTAGCATATCACCACGCTTGAGCGAGTTGAATAGACGAGTGTAGAATAGTTCACGGAGAGAATCTAATTCTCTCAACACACTCGACATGTTCCTCACCGTCATCTCGTTAATCTTACCGTTATCTTTTATTTCCTTCAGGATGTCGATGCACGCATCCAGAGTATTCGATTGATCTTTAGTAACTTTATTGATCGTATCAATTTGTGCTTGTTTAGTAATTATTTCAGATTCTGACATTGTGTACCTCAAATTTTAGTCTCTTGTAGTGGTGAGTTCTTTGTCGAGAGTGACCTTCAAGGTAAGGGACTTGATCATGGAAGTCGTAAAAATACATTTGATCTTTCCCTTTCGCCTTGCGGATACCTCTACCCAAACCTTGTAACGTGGGTACCTCACCGGATAACCCCCTAGCATTGACCATATGGGTAATCTCGTCAATACTGATGCCAGTTTGCATAACGTTTGTACCTACGATGGTTGCAGGCTTATCATCCTTCACAAACTTAGTAATTATGTTATACCTATCGTCGATATCGTCTTTACCCTCGATTGTATAGCAGTTATCAATACGTTCTTGTAAGTTCCTAATGTGCTGTAGATTTTTTACAAGTATTAGTATCTTTGCTCTTGGGTTAGACTGATACACTTTAGATACAATCTTTTTAATTGTATCGTTACGCCGATCACAATTTACAACGTATTGATCATAAATATCTAGATAGGACATTTCATTAGGGACACTGGATACTGGAGTGTTATCGACAATTTGAATTATAGGTTTGGCAAGTGCTCCATCCTTAATTAGGTCTTCGGCTGTCCTGGTGGTGTATACAGGGCCGAAGGATCCCTCTAGGACCATTCTAGCGTTGATATCCTTCGAGGTCTCCCTTGGGGGTGTAGCTGTGAATGCGAGCCTGTAGGAGGCATTAGGGAAGCTCTCAACGGCTGCTATGGTGGTCTCCCCCCTGCAAAACTGATGGGCTTCATCAACCATTAAAAGCTCTGCCTCTTTTAGGTGAGTGTCAATTATGCGTTCAATACTTTGAACTGTTGAGAGTATAACTTTGCCAGGGACATACCCCTCCCCTGAGTTGTACCCTAGATCTCGAATGCCACACCTTTTAAAAAACTCATAGGTTTGATTTAGAATACCTTTTTCTCTGAAAAGAACTACGGCTGTAATATCAGTCCCGTGCTGAAGGGCGGCTATGCACCCAGCCATTATAAGAGTTTTACCTGAACCTGTAGGGCTGTCAATTATTGCTCTTTTGTTTCTTAAGCAGTTATGGATAGCCAACTCTTGATACTCGCGGTATTCGAAGTTTCCAACTTTAGGGATAAAGAATTCTTCTTGTTCAGGCTTATCCTCCCACTCAATGTTTTTAGCACCAATCTTATTAAGATCTTTTAAGATGCGCTGAAGGAGTCCTGTTCTAAACTTCCCTTGGGAGCTAAAGTAACGTTTTTTACCGTCCCATCTCTTACTTCTGTAGGCGGGGGAGTACTGATACCCAGGGACAGAGAAAGAGTACTTATCCCGTAGTGTGGCGATAATTTCAGGATTATCGGTCTCTAGCCTACTTGTTAAGTTACCTACAACTAGTTTCATATACTATAATAGTTTATTACAAAACAATAGGTAATTTATGAGCGAAGTTAGGAGAATTTCTGCTGATGTTAGCAGTCAGCGCGATAAAGCGTTAGAGGATCTTTTTGGAAAGGTTAATGACACCTCCATGACCGTAACGAATTTACCCTCCCGTGGTAAGTTTTACACAGACTTTAATGGAATCAAGATATCCCCTTTAAAATTTTTAGATGAGCAACTCATTCTGACGGGGAAGGATATTGAAAAGGATATTGTCACGGAGCTTCTTGAGAAGACCGTTGAGGGCATTAACGTCAGTGAGATCCTATTAATGGATAAAAATTACCTCCTCATGAAGTTGCGTGAGGTTTCATATGGGGATGATTATGAGTTTGGTGTTGTTTGCAAAAGCTGCAATCATGAGTCCAAATCCAAGATTCAGCTTTCTAAGCAACTGAATCTTTCAGAGGTGCCCGAAGATTTTGAGGATCCACGAGCCATAACGCTCCCGAAACTTGGGGTTGAGGCAGTCGTAAGATTGCCCAGAAACCGGGAGGAGCCCTATCTCATAAATACTGAAACTATTTACAAAAATCTTTACCGATTCGTAGTCTCACTGGCTGACCATACAGATCCCGTGTTTATTTCAAAGGCTATTGAGCGCATGGAGATTGCCGATGTCAAAACGCTATTCAGAGAAATTACTGTTACGACTTAC